TATATGGGGCTATATTTCCCGAAAAACCGTTTCATTTCGATTTTTGCCCCGATTTCGGTAATGTTATCAGTGCCTTGGAGTGAAACAGCCAACCGTAACAGGGGCGTTTCACCCGTTTCAAAACGCTGTTTTATCGTTTGGTTTCAGGGACTTGGCCCGTGACATTTTGTTTCATGAGCGATTACAGGGGGTTAGCCTGATTTGGGGCGTGATCTGGGGCTGTTTCTCGGTTGATCCGATTGCGAATGAAAATAGTTTCGATTTCGGTGCTGTTTGCCGTTGTGAAAAATGTCAGCCCGAACTATCGATTGTGTGACGGTTCTGACGGGCCGTTTGAAGAGGGAGACGTTATATGTCTGTTGGCAAGAAGTTGAACCTAGACTACGCCCGCAAGGGTGAGGGCTATTATTACGGCGACGGCGCGGCGCTGATTGCCGAGTGGGTGGCGCTGGCTGCGAGCAAGCGCAAAAGCTGCAAGGGTCAGGCTGAGGCTGCCTATAAGGCGATGTGCAAGTTTGCGGCTGCTATCGGCTGCAACCCGGACAAGGAATGCTTCATCCGGCAGGAAGGCGACAGCTGGCGCGTATCGTTCGAGGCTGGCCCGTATGAATGGGCCATCGTGGCGAGTGAGGCGCTGTGCCAGTGCGGTATCTTTGCGGAGCCGCACTACAGTTTCGACCTGTGTTTCTATCCGGAGTGAAGGGCATGATCACACCCACATTGAACCACAACGGCAGCAGCGCCAGCGATTTGATCGACCCGCGCATCGCCGCCTATGACGCCGTGCAGGACGCCATCAAGGCGTTGCAGCAGGTGACGCCGCATGGCCGGGATTATCCGGGCGACATTGACCGCTGCACTATCGATCGCAACGCGCACTATGACCGGCTGAACACGCTGCACGTCATGGCGGCTGAGATTGTCGCCGAGGCGGTTGCTATCAGGGAGCAGGGAGCATGAGAGCGCGGCACACGCCGGGGCCGTGGTTTGCGGTCGGGTATCAGGTGGAAATTGAGAGCGAGACTGTCGCGGATATCTGCACGACGAACGCACACCTGTTTGGGCAGGGCGGCTTGCATGACGATGCAACGGCGATGGCGAATGCCCACCTGATCGCTGCCGCGCCTGACATGCTGAAGATGCTGGAGGTTGCGTGTGATTGTCTGGAGGCGTCGAACTTCGAGAGCGAAGACGACGAAGTGCTGGCGGCGATTGCGTCAGTGATAGCGAGTGCGAAGGGGGAATTGAAATGACGAAGGGTGTGATGGAAACGCTGGTCGCTGCGGCTGGTTCACTGGCCTATGCAGCGGATGCGCTGGAGGCCCCGGCTGGCTCGCACATGCGCGAGGTGATGCACGATCTGAGGCGGGCGGCGGATACGACGCTGCGGATATTGGCCACACTGGAGCATCTGGTTGAGAGGCATGGCGCGTTAAGGGACTCACCGTCTTGGGACGTGCGAGACGAAATTCTTCAGGACGATGCTCGCTGGCAAATCGCGAATGCGAAGGGGGAATTGAAATGACGGGACACACGCCGGGGCCGTGGTTCGTTACCCGCAAGGGGTTCGGGATCAAGAAAGGGGTTGAGGCGCTGTGCGAGCCGGGGCCTGATGGCGAGGCACGCTGGCTGCCAGTCTGCACAATGGAGAAAGATTGGGACGCGCAGACCGCAGATGCGAATGCGCGATTGATCGCTGCCGCGCCTGACATGCTGGAGGTGCTGGAGGAGCTTTTGTGGCTGAGGGAGCAGCAGTTTAAATCGGCGGTGAAGAAGAAAAACGCCTACGAGCGGGCGATGTCGATGACGCCGATGGGCCTTATAAAAGGAACGATGAAATGACGGGACAGCAAGCACTGGCCGCGCTGGATGCGGCGATTGCGGAGCAGGAGCGGGCGCGGTGGGTTCATGCCCGCCGGGTGCGTGACGAGGCCGCGCAGGTGGCGCGTGAGGCGCTGGCGCGGTGGTCGCGGCTGGAGAGGGAGCGGCGGAAATGATGACGTTTATCGTCACCGCTCACTACGCGACATGGACGGGCCACATGGCGTCCTGCCGCCGGGTTGTGAGCGCCGTTGACCACAGCCATGCTCTGGACATTGTTCGGGAGCGGGTGCGCGGGTTCAAGCGGTTCATGGGCAAGCTGTCGATGGATTGTGTGGAAATGAGGGCTGTATCATGATGGCCGAGATACTGGACATGCTGGCCGAGTGCGCGGAATTTCTGGATCGGTATGCCGATTACGAATCTGACGGCTATGGCGGCATGGAGCCGAATAGCGCGGCGCGGCTGCTGTATGACGTGCAGCAGATGATTAACAGGGCAGAGGGAGCAGAGTGATGAAGCGCTATAATCACGCCTATGAATTGGCGTTCAGTGTCGTGAGCAATGACCCAGAGGGGTTGGACGTGACGCCTGAGATGTTCAGGGCGGCACTGCTGCGGCGCATCGCTCAACTAGATGCAGAGGAAGCGCATGGTGGCTGGGAGCAAGCCTGCGGCGCACCGTTCGACACGTATGAGGTGGAGTGATGTTCACGCACGACAACACCGATTACGTTTACACCACAGGCGAACTGGCCGCGCTGAATGAGGCGCTGAAGATTCGCATGGCGGCTGGTGAGCGGGTCAAAGGCGCGATGGACGCCATCAATAACTATTGGTTCGACGGCGCAACCGTTGCCGATCTTATCTGCGAAGGCGCGGCGGATTAATTTCGAGGCGCGGCGAATTAATGGCGAGTTACTGGCGGATTAATTTGAGGGGCTGTGTGATGGGCGAGGGCGATGTCGGATAGGCGTGTGATTATCCACGACCGTAGGTTCATGTGGTGGGACGGCAAGAAGCTGACGCCTGTGCGCCTGTCTGAGCGGGCGCGGGCGCACCTGTCGCAGGTGTCGTCTGTCGTGGCTAAGGGTAGCCCGGTGCCGGACGATTTTGCGACCTTCGCGGGGCGCAGCAACGACGATCTGGCGGCGCGGTATGGCGTCGATGTGCGGAAGGTGGCGGAGTGGCGCAAGGTGACTGGGCTGCATCGCAGCACCGACACAGGCACACGCAGGCTGCCGATTGCGGGCCAGTATGATGAAACCCTGAACCTGTCTCAACTGGGGCGGGCCTGTGGCTGGGGCTGTGGGACGAAATTCGGCGTGCAGTTGCGGAAGCTGCGGCCAGAGATACACGCGCGGGCTGTGGCTAATGGCCGAAGGCAATCGAGGAAGAAAGAGGAGGGGGAATGACGCGACCCGTCTACGAAAGCGATGCGGATCGCGCCAATCAGGCGGGCGTCATCGCCAAGCTGGAGCGCGCCTTCGGGCTGCCTGCCACTGCGCCGCGAGATCCGTTCGCTTCATACGATGCTGTGTTCCGCCGCCAGCCGCGCCCCTGTGTCGTCGAGATCAAAGTGCGTAGGAATGAGCGCGCGCGATACGAAACCTATCTGCTGAGTGAGCATAAATACAATGCGCTCTGCGCCATCGACGCGAGGGGCGCTGACGCGCTGCTGGCGGTGCAGTGGACGGATGAGCTTGGCATCGTTCAGGTGCCTGTCGAACACACGGTATCCACCGGGGGCCGCTATGACCGGGACGACAGCCGCGATGTCGAGCGCGTGGTGCTGATACCGACGAGCAGCTTTACCACTGTGACGGAGTGAATGAGATGTTTGCGACTGCGACATACGAGAGCGACGACCTGCGGGTGACGTTCGTCTGCCAGATGGAGCGCGCCGACTACGGTGTGCCGCGCTCACCATCGTGGTGGGAGCCTGTGCAGGAGACCGCTGAGATCGACGAGCTTGAGATACTGGGCGTGTCTGTGGATGCGGCGGCGCTGCCGAAGGATTTGCGTGACGCGATTTACGGACTGACTGACGGAATCGATTGGGAGGGGGAAATATGAAACACCATGAATTTAATTTGTGCTTCGGCATCAGGGCCGAAGATGAAGTCGATGCGTGGGCGCAGTTGGGCGACCTGCTGAAGTCGATCTCACGGGATCAGTTGATCAGCGCGATGCATCTGGAGAAGCCGGGCGACCTGACGGCGCGCGATGCTGGCCGGGCGCTGCGTGTGCTGGACAATCTGGTGGATGCGTTCGACGCCTTCACGGATGACAGCATCATACCGGGGCGCCTGTATGCCGAGATGGAGCGGGCGCTGGACTTGCTCCGGGAATACGGCATGCGGCCAGCCGCGAAGCACTGAGAGGGAGGGGGAGCATGACTGAGAATGAAGTGATTGCGGCTGCGGCTGCTGAGTTTGACAGGCGCGATGCGCTGAAGGCGCAGATGGATGTCGTTGACGCTGAGATTGCGGAGTTGGTGAAGCACTACAGCGAGGCGATGCGGATGTGGGGATTTACCCCGCTGATGCTGCGCCGTGCGGTGGAGGCGCGGCTGGGCCGGAGGGCGGGCTGATGATGACGGCACTGAGTATGCTGGGCGCACTGGCTGCGGTCTATGGGATTGCGAAGGCGCTGGATCGATGACGTGGAAATATGCGAACCGTTGCACCGAAGATGGGAGTATCCTGCCCTTTCAGGTGCTGGAGCCTGTCAGTCCGACCGAGATGATCATTTGCGAGATGGATTGCACCCTGCGTAAAGGCTGGAAGCCGATCATGCTGTTGGGTAACTGCACGAATGAGCAGGAGCAGCAGTGGGACATCGAGGTTGATCCAGAGGCACTGATGTTGCGGATTCGGCTGACGAAGTTCGGGGAATGGAAGGACGCACAGGGTCACACCTATGTGCTGTCGGAAATCCCTAAGCGTTTCCATAGGTTTAGCTTTGTCAGTGGCATTTACGATGCTGATGCTGACGAATAATTTTGCTGACAGGCTTGTCAGTTCAATTTGAAACTGTAGCATTGGCGCCCCCGCGTTTGACGGCGCGGATACAGAGGGATAATATCGAAATGACCGGGAATTGTGGCGATGTCCAAGGCTTGCCTAAAAACCACAAGAGCGGCGGGAGGCGTGCTCCCCCCTGTTCCCCCGCCGTATCCGTCAAGTCCCGGTCTTACTCCATCCGTGACATCAAGGATCGCCTGAGCCCGTCTCACATTGAGGCGCTGTGCCGTGACTGGTTGCCGGGTGGCAAGCGGCAGGGCGGTTGGTATCTGGCGTGTGCGCCGTGGCGCGACGACCGCAACCCATCGCTGGGCGTATCGTTCAGCACCGGGCGCTGGCAGGACTTCGCGACCGGCGAGAAGGGCGACATGATTGACCTGTCCATGAAGCTGTTCGGCGACAGCCTGCAGGAAACCATCAATGGCTTCGCCGAAATGCTGGGTTTGACCCATGCGTAAGGTAGACCTGAAGGCACTGGCGATTGCTGAGGACATCACGGCTAAGGCCGAGATCGTCACGCCGATGCCTGAGCCGGTGGTGATCCCGGACTCGCTGCGGAAGTCTCTCGGCCCGGAGCCTGATGCGATGTGGATTTACCGCATGGCTGATGGCGCCGCGTTTGGGGCGGTGGCACGGTGGAATCCGCCGGGTGCGCGCAAAGAGATCAGGCCGATTGTCTGGGACGGGAAGAAGTTTCTCACGTCCGGGTTCGGCAAGGAGCGCCCGCTGTATAACGGCGACCTGTTGGCGGCATCGCCGAGCGCACCGGTGCTGATCGTCGAGGGCGAGAAGGCCGCCGATGGTGCAGCGCAATATGTGCCTGAGGGCTGGGTCATTACGACGTGGCAGGGCGGGGCGAAGGCTGTCGACCAGACGGACTGGAGCCTGCTCGCTGGGCATAGCTGCGTGGTCTGGCCTGACAACGACACGCCGGGCATCGAGGCGGCGCTGGAGATCCAGAAGAAACTGGGTGAGCAGCGTGTGCCGGTGTCGATTGTGACGCTGAGTGCGGTGTTCCCGGATGGCTGGGATCTGGCCGATACGCTGCCGTTGAAGGCGAAGCCGCAGCAGATCACGGACATCCTGCGCCGGGAACTGAAGCGCGCGGCGGTGCCTGAGGTGGTCGTCGATGTGACACCGCTGGAGGGCGATGACCCTGACGAGGAGCCCGCGCGTGAGTGGCGACCGCTGGGGTTCGATAAAAATAAATTTATGGTTATGTCGCAGGCCGGGCAGCAGGTGGACACATACGATCCGAGCTATTTGATGAGCCAGAAGGGGTGCATCAATATCTATCCAGACCCGGGGCACTGGGGCGCGCCTCAGGGCAAACCGGATGGGAAGAACGTCGATTGGGTCATGGCTGGCGCGCGAATTATGAAGATGTGTCACGACGTTGACGTGTATGATTCGAGGCGACTGCGCGGGCGCGGTGTCTGGATTGATAAGGCAGAGGACGGCGTTGAACGGGCGATTATGAACACGGGCGGAAAGCTGATCGTAAGCAGGCCCGGTGCGGAAACGCGCAATATTTCGTTCGTTCGGATTAAGAGCCGCTGGATTTACAGTAAAAGTCAAAGCCTTATCTTGGATGTGCATGATTACAGCCAGCAGGCGACCGACGATGATGGGCGCAAGATCCGTGAACTGTGCAACAAGGTGCAATGGGATGCCCCGATCTACGGAGACCTGCTGGCTGGCTGGATTGCGACGGCGGTGGTGTGTGGTGGACTGGATTGGCGCACTCACGCATGGGTCACGGGTAACCAAGGGTCAGGGAAGTCCACAATCGTGAATCTTGTGGCGGGTTCTTGCCTTGGCGGTCTAGGGCTCTATCCACTGGGGGCTACGACGGAAGCTGGCATCCGGCAGATGATCGATAACGACGCCATGCCTGTGATTTTCGACGAAGCTGAAGACGGCGACGAGAAGTATAAGATGCAGATGGCCGCGCGTCGTAAGGCGGTGCTTGATCTGATGCGGCAGGCGTCGACCGAAGGGCGTGGGCGCATCATGAAGGGGTCAGCGAACCACCAAGCGCGGGCCTTCACCATGCGGTCTGCGTTCCTGATGTCGTCGATTGGCGTGGGCCTGAAGGAAGCTGCCGACCTGACGCGCACGGCGGTGCTGACGATCAGGCCAATGGAATCGTTCACGGCTGAGGAGCGGCGCAAGAAGGAGGAGAATTTCAAGGAATTCCTCAATCTGGCCGCTGGGATACCAGACGACATGCCGCAAAGGCTGTTGGCGCGGCAACTGCACAACCTGTTCACGCTGCGCCATAACATTGGTGTCTTCAAGGAAACGATTGCGACGGTGCTGGCCAACCGCCGCATCGGTGACCAGCTAGGGACGCTGATGGCTGGGAACTTCAGCCTCTACAGCACGAAGCGGTTGGACATGAAGCAGTGCGAGAAATACCTGAACACGGTGAACCTCGACGAGTTTCTGCAAGTGAAGTCGGAGCGTGAGGATCGGGTGCTGCTCGATCATATCGTGCAGAGTGCGATCCGCGTTGAAACCGTGCATGGCGTGCAAGACCGGACGATTGGTGAGCTTCTGCTGATCTCCTTCACCCGGCAAGAGCACGCAGACGTGGGCCTGAAGATTGCGGACGAGTCGCTGTCGCGCGTCGGCTTGAAGGTTGAGATCGAGCATGGGCTGGCGACCGGAGTGTGGATTGGTCAGAGCATCGTCGGCATGAACAAGATAATGCAGACGTCGACCTATTACGAAGGATGGTCGGGCGTGTTGCTGCGCCATCCGAGTGCGCGGAAGAGTGAAAACTCGATCCGCTTCAAGGGGGCGATGTCGCGCGGGATCTTTCTGCCGAAACATGAGTGGCCAGTAGGGTTATGAAACTGACGAAGAGATCGAAGGGCTTCGAGCTTGCGCTTCAGACGGCGCGCGGATGGTCTGATTCCACACTGATGGAACGTGAGCCGCATGAGTTGACATACACGTTTGGTATTAGCCTAGCTGAAGCAAACGTGATATTTAGGGACGAGCGGTATCGCCGTGACTTATAAGTTTAAAAAACCGGAGGACAGAATGACATTCCAAGTTGAAGATGGTTACGCAATCCCGGCAGCGCGCCAGCCGAGCAGCCGGCGTCCGAAGTATCCGTGGACGAAGCTGGAAGTGGGGCAGAGCTTCTTCGTCGAAGGCGCACCGCTCCGTTCGATGACCAGCACTGCGTCACATGCGGGTCGGCGCTACGGTAAGAAGTTCGTCGTCCGTTTGGCCGATGGCGGTGTGCGTGTGTGGCGTTACGAGTAAGCTGAGAAACAGGAGAGTATCATGAAGAAACTGATTATCGCCGCTGTGATTGCAGTGACCGCCGCCACCCCGGCGCTGGCTCTGGCGAGCTACCTCGTCGCTGAGTGGTATGCCAATGGCAATCACTTCTGCCGATACGACAACGGCACTGTGCTGAACGTCGGCTATCGCATCTGCCCGCTGAAGATTGAGGGGTAATTCGAAATGGTTGAGAATATGAAATACGACCTGCAAAACAATGGTCATCACCTGACGGGCCTTCTCAAAGAGGAGATGGAGCACTGCGGGTTTACCAAAGAGCAAATCGCCGCTCTGTCTTTGAGTTTCACTAAGCGCGGCTTGATGGTTGTGGATGTGAGCGAACAACGAAGCACGCCGCCACTCGAATGGCGCACTCACATGTGGATCCCGGGGGATCGGGGGTAATCATGTCGGGCAAATACCTGCTGGCAGTCATGGTCGCGACGTTTGCGACTGCGATCTTTCTGATCGTCCGCAACAAGGCGACCGAGCAGGAGACGCTGGGCATGCTATACGATGACGACATCTGGCCATGAGTAGCCGGGACATCCCCCTGCACCAGTATGTCTGGGTGTCGAGCGCCCTGATCCGGCGCGACGGGGAAGGCTGGGAGCCTGCGGTGTGGTTCGCCATACGCAGTGAACCGGGTCGGGCTTGGGGTTGCCACGTTATGCTGGAGTGCGGCGCCGTTTATCGCGGTGTCCCACCCCATGCGATTGCGTTCAGTCCCAAGCCCGGTCAGCCACACTGGACGCTGAGGCAGGCGCAGGTGTGGGATTGCTACGGCCACGGGTTCGACGTGGTGCGCTATGCGTATCTCTCGGATCTCACGGCGCGCTATGACTGCACCGATCACCGGGCGCGGTATCTGTTCACGGCTTGCCCGCGGGACGATGGGTTCAGCGCGGCGCCGGAGCAGAGCAAAGAGTTTATGTTTATGCGGACGGAGGGGGACAGGCTCCTGATTCGACCGACGAATATGCTGCTGTTCGAGGAGCGCAGTTTCACTGAGGACACCGGCTGGCCGAGCAATCTGGCTACGTCCAGCGAGATATGGAGGTGCGAACGATGACTATTCTGATTGCACTTGCTCTGCTGGCAGCTATCTTTGCCTTGATGCACGTCGAGGGAAAGCTGCGCCGTGAGCTTCACGAGCTAAAGATGGAATGCGAGACGATGTTCCATCGCGACCGAAAGACCGGGCGTATCGCCAAGGGCCGGCGCAAAGACTGATCAGAGCTTGGACGGGCCGGGAAGACTTTCCAATATTGGGGAGTCGGCACGTCGCCCCCCGCTGGCAGACCGGGCCAAGGTGTCTGCCAAACAAGGACATACAATGCAGCTTCGAGATTACCAAGAATCCGCCGTGCAGGCGGTGCGCGATAGCTTTCGCTCTGGTCACAAGAACACCCTGCTGGTCAGCCCGACCGGTTCAGGGAAGACAGTGATCTTCTCATACATCGCCGCCGGCATGGCCCGGAACAACAAGCGCATCCTGATCGTGGCCCACCGCCGCGAACTGCTGAAGCAGATCAGTGCCGCCTTGAAGAAGGTCGGCGTGGCGCATGCGGTGATGGCCGGCGGGTATCGCGGCGTGCCTACGGCGAACGTCGTCGTGGCATCAGTGTTCACGCTCGTGAAGCGAATCAAAGGCATGCAGCCGTTCGATCTCATCATCGGCGACGAGGCGCATCACTTCACGCCTGACTCCAGCTGGGGCAAGGTCGTCATTGGTTTTCCGCGTGCCCGCGTATTGGGCGTCACAGCCACCCCTGAGCGCCTCGACGGCAAGGGGCTGGGTCAGATGTTCGACGACATGGTGATGGGCCCTACGGTGGCTGAATTGACCGCTCAGGGGTTCCTATCCCACGCCATCGTCTATGCGCCGAGCGCGCCGGATCTGAACGGGGTGGGCACGCGCATGGGCGACTACGTGCAGAAGCAGCTTGAGGAGGCGATGGTGAAGACCGTCATCACCGGGAGCGCGGTCAAGCACTACGGGAAGTATGCGCCGGGCAAGAAGGCTATCGCGTTCTGCGTGAGCGTGAGGCACGCCAAGGATGTGGCTGCAGAATTCCGGGAGGCTGGCTACACGGCCAGCCACATCGACGGCGGCATGAACGAAGAGGAACGCGATGGCGTCCTGAAGGCGTTCGAGGAAGGCCGGGTGCAGGTGCTGACCAGCTGCGATCTGGTGAGCGAGGGCTTCGACCTGCCAGCGGTGGAGGTGGCAATCCTGCTGCGCCCGACGAAGTCTCTGGGCCTATACCTGCAGCAATGCGGGCGCGCGATTCGTCCTCACCCTGACAAGGAGAAGACCATCATCCTCGATCACGCCGGCAACACGGCGCGGCATGGGTTCATCGACGACGACCGCGAGTGGACGCTGGCCGATGGTTTCGTTCAGGGGCGCGGCAAGGGCGACAAGGCTGAGACGGTGCGAACCTGCACCGGCTGCTTCGCCATGCACAAGCCGAGCCCGACCTGCCCCGTGTGCGGTTACGTTTATCCCGTGAAGCCGCGGATGGTGAAGCACATCGATGGCGATCTGGTGGTGACGTCTCGCGATGGTGAGCAGGACCTGACGACCGCAGAGGGCGTGCTCCAGAACAAGTTCAAGGTGCTGACCAGTGTCGGGCGCAAGCGTGGGTATAAGAACCCCACGCTCTGGGCATACAATGTCATCTGCGGTCAGGAGGCTGCGCGCATTGCGAAGAAGGTGGGGACGCGAGCCGTTCCGACCACGAACGGACTTACTCAGGAAGAGAGGGTGTCGATATGGAAGACGATAACGGGGACGAATCAGGGCTCGATGCGGTCTTGATACCACTCTCGCTGATACAGGCGCTGTCAGTTGGTCTGCTGCGGGCACTGGATGAGTGGCAGGAAGAGCGCGGCATCGAGGAGATGGAGGCCAGCAGGTGCTTCGTGGCGATGGCCGCAGCGGTCAACGCCGCAATGGAATGCCTGAGCGGTGAGAACGAAGGGATGACGCTGCAATGAGCATTGGATATTTTTCGGATGAGTTCTGCGATGACCTGACGCGGTATATGAAAATAAACCCTCAGGGGGCCGCGTTTTTTGGACGCCTACGGAAGCGGCTGCAGTCGCATGCAGTTCACTTCCGGTTGCCTAACAACGGATTCATTTTGCCGGGCGACCAAGAGTGCGTGCTTGTGAGCACCGACACTCTTAAGCCGCCGTTTCCAGTTACCGTCATAGAGTACTCATCGATTGGGCTCGATTTAGAACCCGGCTATTTTAGATCCTCTAAGCGTCTGGTTCTGGCGGTGGAGGAAGAGGACAGCGTCGTACTGTTCCCCTCCTATTATAACGATGATGACGCCAATTGGATTCCCCCAGTTATCTATTGGCGCTTTCACTTCGGGAAGCAAATTTCGCTTAGTCGCAAGCACTCGCGAGAACTCCCTCCTGAAATCCTTTCCGTCGGAGAGGGGTGGAAAGGCGCAATCAGTAGCAAGATGTCCGTGGATCACTACGCTTCTGCCCAGATGGAAAACGTGAGCCAAGAACTGTCCGTTTACATAGACTTCTGCAACGCGCTGGCTGAATACGAGACCGAGTTCACCGACCACCGTCCCGACGCCGAGCTTGCAAGGCAGCGCCGGATTCGTGGAAAGAAGCCGCTCTACACCTACAAGGTCATCACGATCACCGGGAAGCGCCGGGTGTCGGAGGTCAGCAAGGGCGGCACACACGCATCACCCGTCGCTCACCTGCGTCGTGGCCATTGGCGGACATACAAGTCGGGCCGCAAGTCGTGGGTCAGAGCCGCGATGATCAACGGCACGGACGGCATCGTGGTGAAGGATTACAAGGTGGAGTCGCGGGCATGAAAGAAGCAATCCTCCAAGCCGAGATCCGCCTCGCTCTGGGGCGGCGAACGGACATCATGATGTTCCGCATCAACGTCGGGAAGTTCCGCTCGCTGGACGGTGGCGCTCGCGTGATTCAGTCGGCGCCGGAGGGAACCCCGGACTTGCTGGGTGTCATCGCCCCGGGTCGCGCGTTCGCCATCGAGGTGAAAGCACAGCGCGGTAAGCAGCGTCAGGTGCAGGCTGCGTGGCAGGTCGCATGGGAAAGACGTGGCGGAATCTATATCTTAGCCCGCTCTCTCGACGATGTTTACAAGGGGCTTGACATAAAACCGTAGACAGCAGTATGCGTGTAAGCCCACAACAACAAGACCGGAGGCATACATGGGAGCAATATCCGTCCGTGACCAGACCCACTGGCACGATATAAGATCACAACACATCGGCGCAAGCGAAGTCGCGGCGCTGTTCGACATGTCCCCGTTCACGACGCTATGGCAGCTGTGGATGGAGAAGTCTGGCAAGCTGCCGCCCGAAGATCTCTCGGGCAACAAATCCGTTCAGGCCGGCACCTTCCTTGAAAGCGGCATCGCTAACTGGGCGGCGCACCGCTGGGACATGAAGATTGAGAAGGTCGTCGATTACTATACCGCAGACGACTGTCCCGGCATGGGCGCGTCACTGGACTTCCAGACGGACGGCGGTCACCCGGTCGAGATCAAGTGGTCGGCCCACGGTGACGGCTGGGAATACGAAGGTGACACGATCACCTGCGCTCCCGACAACTACGTCCTGCAGGTTCTGCATCAGATGGCCTGCACTGGCGCTGAGTATGGCTGGCTGATCGCGTTGATACGGAACGAGCCACGCCGCATGAAGGTTCCTCGCAGCGTGGAAATAATTTCGAAAATTAAATCTCATGTCGCGAAGTTCTGGGACAGCGTCCGGGCAGGCGAAGAGCCACCGGTGGATTTCAATAAGGACGGAGACGCCGTGGTGCGCCTGCTGGACTTCGTGCCCATGTCTGAGGTGACGCTCACCACGGAGCATGCCCACTTGTTCCAGACGTATCAGGAGAACGCTGCGATTGAGAAGGAGGCCAAGGCCAAGAAGGACGCAGCGAAGACCGAGCTTCTGACCCTCAGCATCGAGGAGATGAAGAAGATGAACACGTCGCAGGACAAGGCCGTCGTGAAGTGCGGCGACCACAAGCTGTCGATCAGCACCGTGAAGGCGTCGGTTGGAACCGAGATCACGGAGCAGATGATCGGCACGTTCTACGGCGCTCGCTCCGGCTACAAGAAAGTGACGGTGTCAAAGTGAAGAAAGAAGACGTGATGATGCGGGTAAACCGCGAACTGCTAGGCAAGCTGCGCTCAGTGGCTGCACGCCACCCGCTCAAGCCCACCCTGCGCGCCACCGTTGAGCGCGCGATTGAACTGATGATTGAAGATCTCGAAGAGGAACTGAGCAATGTCAACAAGTAACCTCCCGGCCAAACCGATGGACCGGTTCAAGCAGGAGCTCGCCATGCGCGAGAGCCACCTGCGCAGCCTGCTTCCGCAGGCCATGACCGTCGATAAGTTCCAAGGCATCGTCGTCGCCGCTGTGGCGGACAACATGGACCTGTTGGACTGCGACCGAGGCTCGCTGCTGAAGGCGTGCCTGAGCGCCGCAGAACTGGGCCTGAGCCTCAACAAGAACATGGGTGAGGCAGACATCCTGAAGGTGTGGGATGGCCGCCTGAAGAAGAACGTGGCGCAATTCCGGCCCCGCTATAAGGGCCTGATGAAGCTGGCCATGCAGTCGGGTGAGGTGCTGAAGATCGAGAGCCGGCTGGTTCACGAGAACGATCTGTTCGAGGTTGTAGAAGGTCTGGACTCCAGCATCGTCCACAAGCACGGCCTGTCCAACCGCGGCGCGATGGTCGGTGCCTACTGCGTGTGGAAGCTGAAGAACGGCGAGACCCAGTTCGAGGTGATGAGCAAGGAACAGATCCTTGCCATCCGTGATCGCTCATCGGCCAAGACTAAGGACGGCAACATCGTCGGCCCGTGGAAGACGGACGAAGCCGAGATGTGGCGCAAGACCGTGGTCCGCCGGGCCAGCAAGTACATGCCGCTCTCGACCGAAGCGCAGCGCGCTGTGGCCGTGGACAATCAGGCGGAAGGCGTGGTCGAAGCTGACGAGTATGCCGGCAGCGAAGTCGACATCACGGACTTCGAGGAAACTCCAGCTGCAGAAGTGCAGGTGCAGAGCCTCGAAGAGAAGCTGGCTGCCAAGACAACGGCAGCACCGCGCCAGAAGAAGGAACTCCACATCGACATTCTGGAGCCGCAGGAAGAAGGCGACATGGTCGATTGGGATGAATGGTGCGAGGCCGCATACGACATCGTCGCGAAGCTGACACCGGAAGAGCGCAGCGAGTGGCGTGAACTACACAACGGCTATCTCGATGAAGCCGAACTAATGGCACCGCGTGGCGCCTCGAAGCTGCGCAAACTGTTTAACTGAGGAGAGAGTGAATGGGTAAGAAATACGATCTGGTCGTCAAAGTTGGCGAATACACTGACGGCCAAGGCCAGACCAAGGGCCGCTTCAAGAACGTCGGCGTCGTGATGGATGGGCAGAACGGCCCCTACATCCTGCTCGACCGCACGTTCAACCCGGCTGGTGTCGGCGGCAACGATGGCCGTGAGAGCATCATCGTCTCGATGTATGAGCCGAAGCAGGACGGCGCTCAGCCCACCCAGCAGCGGTCAGCAGCGCCCGCTCAGCGGCAGCCAGCACCGCAGCGTCCGCTGGACGACGAAGTCCCGTTCTAAGTTACGGCATCTGTTCGGTCAGGAGGGGGACGTCTTCGTCCTCCTCCTCCTCCTCTTCATAAAACAGATCCTCTTCATCTTGCTCAACCTGCGCTGTACGTCTGGCTTCAAGCGCCGCCTGCAACTTCAGCTTGCCGACGTTGTTCAATTTCATCTCGGGATAAAGCTCAAGCAGCACAGCCTCGCGAAGCGTCTGCGACGTCGGTGGTTTGATTGCCTTGCCCGCTTTGCCGGCATCGACATCCTTCTGGAATTTTTCAACGATCTCTTCCAGATCCTTCTCAAACTGAGAACGGATTCGCTCCGCTTCAGCCACGTTGCCTTTGTTCTCTGCAGTGATTGCGTCGGCTAGCATCTTGCCCAGACGCAGGGTGTTGTTGCGCTCTGCATTGCGCGTCGATTCCTGAATGCGCTTAACTGCAGCGGCGCCCTGCTGCTCACGAGCAATGGACGCAGACTGGAATCCGAACCCACGCGCGAACTGTTCGAACGGCTCCATCTCATCAGCCGGTTTCACGATAGTGCCAAAGCGCGTCCGAACCCCTTCCTGTGGGTACTGCACAAATCCCTTCAGAAGGTCGGTCGGCCCCTTGCCAATGACCGGTGAAATCAATGATGTGTATGCAGCGATTGGTTGGACACCCGTGTTGCGGCGGGCGATGTATTCTTGGAACTTGCCAATGCTCGTTGACAGTGCCGGGATGGCAGAAACCGGGTCACCCATCTCAGGCAACAGAGACGTGAAGCCGACACGCTGGCCGATGTTCAGGCCGGTGAGCGTGCGCGTCGGGCCATAGAGAATGGCCTCTGCAGCGCGGCGCCCCTCTTCCCCGTTACCGAACATGTCGGCCAGCATCTGCTGCGCCTCCGTTCGAATATCGAGATCCTCACCATTGAGGCTCTTATAAAGCCACTCAAATATGTTGATGGCGTCGTCCCCGAACGGCAGCGCAAACAGCAAGCCGGCCACCGTGTACATGCTGAACAAGACGAACGTGCCAGCCATCTTGCCGCGCGGGCCCTGCTTCGTGAGGTTCCGCTTCAACAGCGACATCAGGTTCAAGGCGTACTGCGAGAACTGGAATGCCACGCCACCAGCGCCGCGCATGATACGCGGCTTATCGATCTGACCGCCCATGAACGTAGCCGTCTCGACCATGAACTCGGCGACTTCGAACGGGTCTGACCCGCGATCCATGATCGCCTGCGCCCGCTCGTCTTCCTTGTAGGCCTCCTTCCAATTCTTCAGGGCAGCTGGATCCTTGGCGTATCGATAAGCGGTGATGAAAGCCGCGACCTTGTTCATCTCCTCCGTGACCGAGACCACGCTCGACCCGTACTGGAAATAGCGCGAGAGCTTCTTTTTCAAAGGACCAGCCTTCGTCAGGCCGATCCCTGTCTCCATACCCATGAGCTCAGGGTTCATCTGAGCGCGCGTCGTGCCGCGCTTGTTGGCGAGCGTCAGAGCCTCCCGCTCTTCCTGCGTCAGGCCGGGGATCTTCGCAGGGTCAATGTGCAGGCCGTAGCCGACTGCGCCCCTGAAGCCCTTCAGAACCTGCACGCCCATGCGATAAACGTCGAGGCCAGCAGACGCCTTCATGATGGTCATCTGCGGCGCCGTGACAGTCCAGACGGACATGGCGTTGACAGCGGACGAGGCGATGCTCGCCCACATGGAGTTATAAAAACCAATCGTGCGAGCGCCACGCCACACACCCCACTCGGGGCTGTCGACGTACTTGTCCCAGCTTTCGGCATAGCTCACTTCAGGCTTCGCGGCCTTGCGCTTTAGCTCGTCGAACGCTTTGGAATAATCCTTGCGGTACATACGGTCGGATACCGTCGTCGCGACGATGCGGTTGTAGTCCAGCAGCCGATCCGTGAAGTTCGTATCATAGCCCGGGATGTCGCGCGACTCCTTCATGAAGCCAGCGATCAGATCGTCCATCAGGACGGAGCGCACGTTCTTGTCGAGGTCGGAGAAGAAGCCTCTGGCGATGGCGGCCTGATCGACGCCATTCAACTTACCAACGGCATCTTGATTAAAAATGCCGCCCATCGTTTTATCAAAATAACTTTTGACCATCTCGCCGGAGCGAGCGTCCATCAGGTTCAACAGCTTATCCAGCGACGATAGGTCATCAATGGTAAGGCGGTCGCTCTCCTTGTTCGCACCCATGCGCGAGACAATGACTTTGTAACCGTCCTTCTCTGGGTACTTCGCCTTGATCTCTGCGATCTTCTTATCCGCGCCGGGGTCCTTAATTGTCGCGGCGATCTTGGGACCAACGATGTCCTTCAGCCACTCAAGGCTGTCGAACATGAAAAACCCGCCGCTTTCCAGTGAGCCATCGGGGCCATAGACCATGACCCGCGTATCCCCGGAACGCATAAACGGAATGTACGAAGTGATTCGCCGCTTCTCCAGCACGTCATAGAGGCGCAGCAGATCATTGCGGAAGGACTCATCCTCCACCGTGTCCATGATCGACTGGCGGTTATATTCCCCGCTGTAACCCAGCGCCGTTAGAATCGACTTGGCGTTCAGCGTGTAGCGGCTTTCGAGATACCCGCGCACCTCATGCAGAAGGCGCGTCTCGTTAGCGTTCAACTTCAGCACCTGCCCCGGCTTGGAAAGCTGCGGTCTTACAAACCGCTCAATGCCATCCTTCCCTTCGCGGATGATACCCTCTGTCTTGATGGAGAACGGGCGACCCGTGTCGCGCACCACCGTCTCTGACAGGCGCAGATATTCTAGGACCGCGTTAATCCTCTGGCGTGATTCGTCAGGCAAGAGGTTGAGCTCGTGCAGCAAGCCCTCGTACTCAGCCATGAGGAAGTTGCGCATCTTGATCTTGTTGTTCGTGATCCCGTGCATCGCCGCGAACAGCTTGCTCTTACGCGCGAGCGATGAAGCCGTGGTCACGAATGATCCGATCCACCCGATGTTGCGCACAGGGTCAATCGTCTTCGGGGGAGGCGTCTGCTTGGCCAGAATGTTCTGGGTCATATCGACGGAGCAATCTGATCCGAGCATTAGTCGCAGCCCCTGTTCTGTTTCTGCAGATTCGCGCGTTCGTTCATCACCTTATCGTCGGGCTTTTCAATCTCGGCAATAGCGTCCTTCATATCAGCCGGGCTGCCGAATTTAAGTATCTCGCTGATTTGATTGCGCGTTTTTGACTTTCCGATAGCGGGCGTAATTCCCGTGGCGGGCAAATCCCCGGGCTCCACGGCGGACTGAGACGAGCGGCTCTCCACCTCTTCCCGGATGCGCTCCTCGACGTCGTCACGCTGGTTATCACGCTGGTTGTTCAAGGCGTCTTCAAGGGCGGCCATGCCCTCTTCGAGGCGTTCGGTCTTCTCCACATCTAGAATGCGCTCGTTGATTTCAACAACGTCGTCTTCGTCGATCAGCCCTTCCCGCTTGAAGCGGGTAACGAGCTTGCGCAACTCCTTCATGTACTCGGCGTTACCGATCTCCTCGATGGCTTCGTCGTACTTAGCCTCATGCTCCTGCATGAGTGGATGCTCGTCGTAGTCGATCTCTTCCTCATCTTCGAGAGCAAGCTGTTCTTCGGTCACAGCCGCAGGCGCGGCATATCTTTTGGAGCGCTCAAGCTGACGGTTCAGGCCCTCAATCTGAGCCTTGAGTTTGCTATCAGATGTCTCAAGATCTTTGAGATTTTCTGACAAAAGCTGCGGACGAGCATCTCCAACCAGAACCGTCCTCTTCCCCGTGTCTGTCGCTATAAGACGATCACGGGTTGCGGCATTCTTGGCAATGTCCGCTTCAATGCGACTGGTGATTTCAGCCACGTTTTCCGTGGTGGCCGGGGTAAAGTCCCCTCTATGATAGATGAAGCCTCGACCGGCTTTTTCTGCATAGTCCTTGGATCCTTGCCCGGATCTCCAAGATGCAATCTCGCCACTGGTAAACCCTGCATCCCGAAGCGTTTGCTCGGTCACAGGCTCAGCAACGGCAGGCGCCGCAGCGGGCGTCGGGGCGGTCTCGACAGCCGCCGCAGGAGCGGGTGCCGGTGCAGCAGCAGGCGCAGGCACACGCGCACGCGCAGGAGCGGGGGACGGCTCTTTGAAAAGCGCATCGTCAAACGCCATACCCGCTTCAAATATGTCCTTCCTTGACACGCTCGATGCGCCGCGTTGAGCAGCGATAACCCGGGCATTGTCTTCGATTTCAAGAATCTGCTTAGCCGTTCGGAACTTCGAATACTCTTGGAGGTAAGGGCCAACGTCTTCGTCAATCGGCATCTGCTCCAACGCGGCAATCGATTCAACTGCAGGCGCAGTGGTAGCGGGCGCAGTGGCAGGCGCCGCAGCAGTCACGGGCGTAAGAACAGGTTCGGCCTCAACCGCCGGCAGCCCCTCCGTAATATCCTCGGCGCCAAACGCCACAGCGCCAAGCCCGTCCTTGGGTTCAACGACGCCAGCCTTCATCGCCGCAGAGATCTGATCCGGATCTTCCGCAAACACATTGCCATTGGGATCTACCAATAGGACGCTGCCGTCCTCGTCCAAGCCCTGATACGTGTATTCCTGCGGACCACCGGGCTCCTGCAGTGTGATCTTCCCACCAACCGGGCCCAGCGCCTGCGAGAGCGCACCCATGTTAGCAGGCGGCGGCGGCGGAGGCGGCGGAGGCTGTGCAGCTGCCTCACTAGCAGGCGGAGGCGGGGGCGGCGGTGGCGGGGGCGGGGGAGCGCCTTCTTCCTCAGGCCCCCGCAGCCCGCTTATAGCGCCGCCAACGCCACCCATCGTCCCACCAAGAATCAAGCCAGCCGCCCCACGGGCACCGAGCCCTTCCGTCAGCGCGACATTCGGATCAATGGCCTGCGCCCCAATATTTTCAGCAAGACCCTGCCCGGTTTCCTCAATAAGTTCTTGGCCACCTTCTCGGGCAAGACCCTCAGCGCCGCCACGGATGACACCCCGACGCAAGCCGCCAGTGAGAAGCGATGCTTCAAGGCCAAGTGGTCCAGTAACCGCCGCGATGGGGGCGGCGATGGCAGCAGCGCGGCGGGCGGCAGAAACAGCGGCAGATTCACGAGCTTCTTCAGGCGTCAAACCTTCCGCAAGGGCAGCCTGATACACTTCCGAACGCTCGACAACTTCTGCCGGCATTTGCTTCACACGCTCATACGTTGACTGCGCAGCATCGCCGGCAACGAGCGCGCTACCACCAGCTGAAGTGCCAACAACAGCGCCGCGATTGGCCGCGCGCCTTGCAGCCTGTTTCGCCGCTTCGACAGTCGCTTCCCTCGCTATCTGGTTTCTAGCCAGAGCAGTGGCAGCAGCACGTCCCGCGAGACCGGCGCCGCCTGTACCAACTAACGCAGGGAGTGTCTGAGCAACGCCAGCAGCCAGCGACAGAGGATCGGTCAGTAGTTCTTTGGCCTGCTGCCCAAAACCGGAGAGGAAGCCTTCCTTCCCGGCCTTTTCCACGCGCTCTGTCTGCTGGCGCTGGCGTTCACGGAAAGCCTCCGTCTGGAGCTCCTCGCCGAACTTCTCAACGGCTTTGCCAGCGCGCGTGGAGATGTTGTCCATATCTCCGGTAACGAGACCATAAAGGACGCCCGGAAGACCAATGACTTGGCTACCGACGCCACTAATAGCGGCGCCGCCCACATCGCGAATGAAGGAGGTTTCACCCTCTTCCTTCTTTTTCTTCGGTGGCGCAAACGGATCGTAATCGACCGGCTTCAGTGAGACTCCGCTTGAAGCTGGCGCGAACGGATCGTAGTCGACCGGCTTGTAACGGGCCATGTTTTACCCTCTATCACGAGACCAGCAGATATTTACCCGGTCTTTTTGGATCTTTCACGTAATAGTTTCCATCTAGAGCGCGGGTGGCGCCGGGAACGGGAGGCGCACCACCGCCGCCGCCATCACCACCGCCAAATTCACCGCCTGCGATCATTGATCGAATGCGATTGCGATTCGCATTTACCTCAGCAAGCTGCTGCTTAGCCTGCTGCTTGTCCGCAGAGGAAGTAAGCGGATCATTCTGAAGATCTTGAAGATTTTTGGCATCACGGTCAAGCGATGTCAGCAGAGTGCTGAGCCCCTTTACGCCAGTCCCACCACCGCTGCTGGTTTGACGACCTTGGCCGAGCTTAAAAGCAACCGAAGCCAAATTATCTTGAATTTGCGACATGATCAACTGCGGTTCAAATTTTGCCTGAGTCGTAGCCTTGCTAGCTGCCGCCTTACCGCTTTGGATCGTGGGATCAACAAGCTCCTCAGCCACGGCCCCTTGCCGTATTGCATCGGCAAGAGACAGAGCATCTTTCTGGATGGTGTTCCGCGATTTGATCAAATCAACGGCATCGGCACGAACCTTCTCGCCCAACTCAAACTGTTTCAACCGGGCCTCGTCACGCGCCTCACCCAGTTTCTCAATGCCTTCGAGGTTTTCACGACGGGCATCCCCGTAACTGCCGAAGCCAGCCTGCAGGATGCGTGTTATAGCTTCAACATCCGTCTCACCGCGACGACCTTGCGTCCCCGCCGCACCAGCAGCCAGCAGAGCCGCGAACGGGGAACGAGCCTTGTCTTCGGCCAGCAACTCTTCGCGACGCGCGATACGGGCTTCACGGTTCGCAAAGGTTTCCTGCAGTTCCTGCGGGATCGAGGCGCTCTCATCAGCCGCCTTCATCTCGGAAACTTGATTGGCAGCCTGAAGCAGGCCAGCCAAAGTCGCCTTATCAACAGGAGAAATTGGCTTCTTATTTTTAGCAGCGTCGGCTATCTTGGCTTCCGTTGCCGCGATCTGTTGCTGCAAGCCTGCTAGCATCGGGGCATATTTCGACGCACGCTGCGGAGCCACCGGCAGTTCCTGCTCCTGCGGCTGGGGCAACATCTGCGCCGTCGACTTCGGAGCGACAAACGGCACACCCGGCTGCGCGGTCGCAGCAGGCGTCAAGGTGACGGGCGCCAACGCGGCGCCAATCGCCGTACCGGGCGCGCCTGCGCCTTCCTGACTTCCCACCATCTGACGGACTAGATCCTCTAGGCTCTTACCTTTATTCTGTCCGGACCTAATCATCTGCTCCGCGATAGCGCGAGCCCGTCTCATATCCATCGCAGCCATCAGCGCACATCCTTCAGCCAGCCGAGCCCGTGCATCGGGCTCTTCAGGTTACGCTTCCCATCCTTGACGGGGCTCTCAATCGCGCCGCCCTCTTTCTTGAACAGGCCCGTCAGCCAGCCCGTTTTACCAAACGCGCCGGTAGCACCCAACCCGCCGGCAATCGTCGCAGCCAAGCCAAGAGCGTTGCCCAAGCCAGACGTGCCCGGCTCATTGCGGATCGACGTACCCGATCCCTGAGCGGAAGGCGTGCCGCCAATGCCAGCCAACTGCTGCACCTGCGTGAGCGGATAGTCACGCTGACGCTGGAAGTCTTCATACGCCAGATTGGCCGACGTCTGCGCCAGTTCCTGACGCTTCGCACCGATGGACTCCAGACCAGACAGTTCACGCAGGCGTTGCTGCTGAGCCGTGTCGCCCAACTGTGAATACTGCTGCGCCCCTGTGAGCGCGCGGCTGGCTTCGGTGCCATAGAGATCAGCGCCCGACTTATAGGCGTCGGCCATCGCTTCCATCTGCTTGCTCAACGCCGCCGACTGCGTGTCGCGAACCGCACGGCGCGTGAACTCCGCACTGCGCGATCCGCCAAACGTGCCGCCGCCAATAAAGGTGCGATTAAGCTGCGGCAGGATATTCTCAGACAGATTGCGCGCCGCCGTCGACCCAATCCCAGAGATGACGTTCTGGATGTACGGGTTCATGTAACGCTCAGCGACGCCAGTATCCGTAAACGATCCCGTGCCGCGACCCAGTGCCTGCGTGGCCGAACTCAGGTAGGGCTGGTACGAGCCCATGCCCTGCTTATACAGGTCAAACGCCTGCTGCTGCTCCTGCTGGAACGGCGCGATGCGGGCGACGTCATACCGCTGATACGGCTGCGAAGTGGCGGCTTCCGCCTTGGTCAGAAGGTTCGTGGCGTAATCAGTATACCACTGCGGCAAGATAGTCTGAGTCTGGGTAGTCTGCGTAGCCATTACACTGCACCTCCGACAGCCTTCAGCATATTCTTAATTCCACGCTGCGGCTTCGCAATCTTTTTCACGTCCTTGCGTCCTGCACCCTTACGCACCATCTTCAGCATATCTTCAATTCCACGCTGAGGCTTCGCAATCTTTTTCACGTCTTTACGTCCCGCCTGCTGACGCACCATCTTCCGCATCCGGTCAAGGCGGCGGACGCCTTCAGCGTTCGAACCATCGCCAAGATCGGAGACATCCTGCGCGCTCCAGACATACTCGCCGTCCGAGAGCCAAGCCGGGATCTTGTCCTCCTGACCACTGCCGATGCCCTTGACCTGCCCCGGACCCATGTGGCCGCCACCCTTACGATACTCGATAAGGTGCCTTACCATATCGTCGTCGACTTCACCACCTTCGGCCATCGCGGGGCCGTCATTAACAATGCGAACGCCGAAAACATCTCCTGCTTCGTTTGTGCCGTAATCATCGAAACCCGGATTCGCCGCGCGGACCTGATCGAACGTCAGTCGAGTGCCCGGTACTACGGTGTTAGGCCCGGTACGAATGCCGTAGTAATCCGTACCGTCCTGTTCGTAATCATCGTAGCCCAATCCAAGGTTCCGAATTTGCTCAAGCGTCGGTGCAGCAGATGTCTGCACGGTGCGCGCGCCAACGAACTGGCCCTGAGGGTTTTGGGTGATGTTGCTATACGTCTGGCCAAACTGCGCCTGAGCGTCCTCCAGTGTGGCTGGACGCGGCGTATTCGTCGTTACTCTGCGAATGCCCGAGAAGTTTCCGTTATCCAGTTCGTAATCATCGTATCCTAGATTCAAAGCGCGAACTTGCTCAAGCGTCGTCGGAGCCGTTTCGGATCGCATCGGCACATCGCGTGTGCCAAAAAACTGGCCAGAAGCGTCCCGTGTGATGTTGCGATGGGTCGCGCCATATTGCGCCTGAACCTGTGCCAGCGTCATGCCGGGCGTCCCAACAACGTCAACTGTTCTCGCCCCGGAATACCGCCCATCTGCGCCCCGCTCGATGCTCTCAAAGCCCGGGTTGAAAAGCCCGTAGTCTGCAACCGTCGGATCAAATGTGCCACCCGCAGTCACGCGCAGGCCAGTCGCCGGCGTCCCGCTTGCAGTGTAGCCGGGAATGGGCTCGCCAAACCACCGGCCATCGGCGGACTGACGAATGTTGGTGTAACCGGGATAGGCGGCTTGAACTTCAGCGGCGGTCGCGGCGGGGCCCGGTGTACCAGCCGTCGTCCTGCCAGTCGTTGTAGTGCCGGTTGTTCCCGTCGTTGTGGTGCCGGTTGTTCCCGTCCCGCCAATGCCGGTCACGGTGCCAGTCGTAGCGGGCGCGTTACGGAAGAAATCAAACTCGCCTTCGCGCTGACCATAGGTGAACGGATCAAAGGTTGCAGGATTCCGAATCCGACCTATGCCACCGGTTCCTCCCCGGGTAAGACCGGGGCCGGGATCCAGAGTGCCCCCACCACCATCGCCGGCGGGGATCAGGCCGAGCAAGGGACTCAGGCCGACAATGGTCTTCAGGCCAGAAAGTATCTTCTGCTTCGTGGTCGGACCTTCCGGTTCAACTTTTAACTGTTCGAGGTAGGAATTCAGCCATTCTGAATTTGGGAAAAACAACCTAGTCTTTTCATCGGTGCTGGCTCTTACCGTTTGCCCAGTCGGATTGAGAATGTCTGTTAAGGTTATTGAATTAGTGATAGGATCCGGGTTAATTCTGGTACGGGTTGTTTCGCCTCTGACCGTAGATCCCGGATTTAAGTTATTCAAAGGAGTGGCTATTCTGCGGGAAGGGTTCGTATCCGCCCTCACAGTGGAGCCGGGGATAACATTGTTACCTGCGTCGCCGCGGTTCGTATCTGTCCTCACAGTGGAGCCGGGGATAACATTGTTACCTGCGTCGCCGCGGTTCGTATCTGTCCTCACAGTGGAGCCGGGGATAACATTGTTACCTGCGTCGCCGCGGTTCGTATCTGTCCTCACAGTGGAGCCGGGGATAACATTGTTACCTGCGTCGCCGCGGTTCGTATCTGTCCTCACAGTGGAGCCGGGGATAACATTGTTACCTGCGTCGCCGCGGTTCGTATCTGTCCTCACAGTGGAG